TACAAGACATGATGACTTTTATGTATTACGATCATAAAAAAGAAAGTTTTACTTGCGATGATATAATGACAAAAGAAAAAACATTAAGACATATGTTGAAACCTAATACTTGGGATGAACTAAGATCATTCATGTACAACGCTGGATTTAAAGATGTACAAGTGTTCTGGCGAAACTTTATGTTTGTAGGAGCGATAGCAATAAAATGAGTAATGATTTAATAAACGAAAAAAGAATATATGATAGTGAACAAGAACATGCTCATGATATGAGTTATGAAAATGAAACAAGTACAGTAACATTAACAATTAGAGAATATGATAAGTTAAAAGCAAAACAAAATTATATTACAGACCCTAGTCTAATTTCTATTATAGATAAGATTGAGGAACTAACTAGAGCATTAAGAAAACACATTGTAAGAACGGATATATAAATAGGAGATAGATTATGGCAAGCCCAAACGATTTTTTAAAAGACATTATCAAAACCACAGGTAATGAATATGCAACACTAGCTGATGCTGGAATTGAAAGTGGTGACGTAACAGATTTTATTGACACAGGTTCATATATCTTTAATGCTCTTCTTTCAGGTTCAATTTATGGTGGACTTCCACAAAATAAAATTACAGCACTAGCAGGTGAATCTGCAACAGGTAAAACATTTTTCCTTATGGGAATTGTTAAACATTTCTTAGACGCAAACCCAGACGGTGGTGTTGTTTACTTTGAATCAGAATCAGCAATAACTAAAAAGATGATTGTTGATAGAGGTATCGATGCTGAAAGAATGGTTGTTGTACCTGTAACAACTGTACAAGAATTTAGAACACAAGCAATTAAAATATTAGATAGATATATGCAACAAGACGTAGATGTAAAACGACCTATGTTTATGTGTCTTGATTCTCTTGGAATGTTATCAACTACAAAAGAAGTAGAAGATACTGCTGAGGGAAAAGAAACTAGAGACATGACAAGAGCTCAAGTCTTGAAAGCTGCATTTAGAGTATTAACACTAAAACTTGGTAAAGCAAAAGTACCAATGGTTGTTACAAATCACACATACGACTCAATGGGAAGTATGTTTCCTACTAAAGAAATGGGCGGTGGAAGTGGATTAAAATATGCAGCTTCTTCTATCGTATTCTTATCAAAGAGAAAAGAAAAAGTAGGTACCGATGTTGTCGGTAATATTATTCATTGTAAAAATCACAAATCACGATTAACAAAAGAAAATTCAATAGTTGATGTTAGACTTATGTATCAAAAAGGACTTGATAAATATTATGGTCTATTACAACTTGCTGAGAAGTATGATATCTTTAAAAAGGTATCTACAAAATATGAACTACCAGATGGCAAAAAAGTATTTGGTAAATCTATTAACGATAACCCAGAGACTTACTTTACAAAAGAAGTACTAGAAAAGTTAGAGATAGCAGCACAAAAGGAATTTTCTTATGGTGGAAACGAAGAAACCGAAGAAGAGATATAGTTATATCGAATCACCCAATCATCCTAAACAAACTTGTATAGGAATTAACGAAGGCAAATGGGCTGGAGTTATTTACAAGTATGGTAAGGTTACACCAATTGAAAAGGATGGTGGGTTGACTATGCAGTTTGAATTTGATATACTAGAAAACAACGGACTGCCAAGAGATGTATTTAAGGAAGAGTTTTTTACATACATTGGCGATATATTAGTGGAAGTGATTGATGAACAAAACAATAGAGAAGACAACTCTCTCGCATCTAATTTGGAACGAGGATTACTCTAGAAAAGTAATTCCTTTTATCAAAGAAGATTATTTTACAGACAAAACAGATAAGATAATCTTTCAAGAGATTCTAAAATTTATAGAGAAGTATAATAAGACACCTACGACTACTTCAATTCAAATTGAAATAGATAATCGTAAAGACTTATCTGAATCACAATACAAAGAAATAAAAGAAACTATATCGTCATTTGATAAAGAAGATGTTGATATAGATTGGTTGTGTGATACAACTGAAAATTGGTGTAAAGAGAAAGCAATTTACAATGCAATCGTTGACGGAATATCTATCATCGAAGGCAGAGACAAGAATCGCAAACCAGATGCCTTACCTACTTTACTTACAGATGCATTAGCAGTTTCATTTGATAACAGAGTGGGTCATGATTACTTAAAAGACTCAGAAACTAGATTTGATTATTACCATAGAGTAGAAGAGAGAATACCTTTTGATTTAGAATTCTTTAATAAAATTACAAAAGGTGGATTACCACAAAAGACTTTGAATGTCGCACTTGCTGGCACAGGTGTAGGTAAATCTTTGTTCATGTGTCATATGGCATCGAACTGTTTATCTCAAGGTAAGAATGTTTTATACATTACCCTTGAGATGGCAGAGGAACGTATTGCTGAAAGAATAGATGCAAACTTAATGAACATTAGTATTGATGATTTGCATGATCTACCTAAAACAATGTATCAAGATAAGATCGAGAAAGTTAAAAAGAAAGCAACTGGTTCTCTTATCATCAAAGAGTATCCAACAGCATCAGCACATGCTAATCACTTTAGACAATTAATACAAGAACTAGCAATCAAGAAATCATTTAAACCAGATATAATCTTTGTAGATTATCTGAACATATGTGCTTCTTCTAGATTTAGAGGTGGAAGTAATGTTAACTCATACACAATAATAAAAGCAATAGCAGAGGAATTAAGAGGACTTGCAGTAGAAAACAATCTACCAATAGTCACAGCAACACAAACAACAAGAAGTGGTTTTGTTTCAACTGATATCGGATTAGAAGATACATCTGAATCATTTGGATTACCAGCAACAGCAGACTTTATGTTTGCGTTGATTTCAACTGAGGAATTAGAAGAATTAAACCAGATGGCTGTAAAACAGCTAAAAAATAGATATAACGACCCTACGGTTAATAAAAGATTTGTGCTCGGAGTAGATAGAGCAAGAATGAGACTATATGATGTAGAAATGAAAGCTCAAAATGATATAGTAGATAAAAACCAAGAAGACGAAACACCAATATTTGATAAGTCAACGATAGGGTCGAGATATGAAAAGTTCCAAAAACTCAAGGTTTAAAATAGAAATAGCACCAGGCAAGAAAGAACCTTATAGAGTAAGGGATACTAAGTATGACCATATCGTACATAAAGCAATGTTTAAAGAGGACGCAGAGGAATTTTGTAGATTTCAAAACAGTCATTGTACTTGGGGCAACTTTGAATTCCCTAAATTTATGCGACCAAGAGAGTAATAAATACTTGTTAATTTGTATAAATGGAGGGCTTGATGGCTATCACAAAGTACGTACAACAGGTTAGAAACAGACCAGAAAACAAAGTAGATCATCTTGAAAGAATATCAGACCTTATTCAAGAGGATGCTATGAATCTTCCTATTGACATTTTTAGAGGATTAACTTATTCAAAATCTAGTAAACTTTCCTCATCTAAAAGAGATGTCATAATTGTACGTTCACCAGACAGAGAAACAGATCGAGACGAGATATTAAGGAATTTAAGACAAGCTGGAGTGGATGCAAAATTAGGAGACTCACAATCTAGTGTAGACCCTATCGATGGTACATTTGAGGATAGACCATTTAGAATATTCGTCAAACCCGAATCAGGTGGAATGGGTGAGACAACTTTAAATGCTTCAATAACTGAACTGTTTCCATGTATTGCATTTGAAAAAAACTATAAACCAAAAGATGTAGAGTCTTTTCATAAATTTTTAATGGATGTTGATCTTTCAAAACTTAAATGTATTATACCAGGTGATAGAGAAAAAGGCCAAGAGATAATCAACAGAGCAGACACTTCATCAAAGTTTAATGATAAGATGAACAATGCTATCGCAATTCATCAATTCATACTAGATCAAAACAAAGACAAAAAAATTACTGAGACTAGGTGGGGAGCAACATCTAAATCTAAACCCACAGGTGTACCAGGTGGACACCCAGGTGATATATTTTTAACTTACTTTGACAAATCAATATTGGGAGTTAGTTTAAAAGCAGGTGGAAAGAAAACTGCTGAACCTAAACTAAACACTTATGTTAATACTGTATTCAACTCATTTAAACAAGGAAATAAGTTAAGAAGAATTTATGCTAAAGTATATAAAGA